TGGTCCATTTCCGGAGCGTCATGGTGTTTATTGCGCTCATACTCTTCGTCGAACCAAGACCGTTTATCAAACGCTAAATAAAGTATAATGAGAGCAATAGCGCCGATACCGAACTTCAAATAAATCATCTCTGTACTCCATTAAGCCGAGAACTAAAGATCCTCACGGTTCTCGGACAATAGCAAAGTGCATAGCTCGATCTCTACCCTTGGCTTCGCCTTATCAAACTGCTTCCGCCCTCACACAGCTCCACCACCGCAGTGTAGATCTGCGGTGCTTATGCTCAACCAATAAGTAGTGAAGCCGGACCTGCATCCCGTCTACTAAAGTCACGTCCGCGATAACTTTCTCGAAGAGTTCTGCTGACTCGGGTGCAGGCAAGCCCCTGCTTATTTCCGCAATGAGCAGTCCCGGTACGTGTGCAAGCACGCCGAGGTCGTTAAACCTATTCTTATACTGAGAGTTGCTGGGAGGCGGCCTTCGCATAATCTCTGCCGGCCGTCTTGCTGCTATCGGTCCTTTGCTATCTCTGCCGCCACGCAACTCCACCACCGATGGAGAGACTTCGTGGTTCGCCATTGTTCGATTTTGTACGTGAGCCTCACGCGTGTTCCGTCTTCAAGAGAAACTTTCGTAATCCTGCGCGAAGTTGACTTCATTGAGCTCGGTGGGGGCAACGACCTGATCTCACTAGCGATCGTTTCACTTGGCACCTGAGCCAAAATTCCTTGGTCTTCTTCCTGCTTCATCGATTGCGCCTAATAATCGTCTGGAGCCCAATGTGGCTATTGCAGTAGTGAACTATTCCCCGCTTCAGTGAAGCGTTATTTGACCCACATCAATAATTTGCTGCATTGCAGCACAGAATTGTGATGGAATCGGCATAGATTCGCTTCCAACTTCAAGTGTTTTGAAAGAGACTCCGTTCACGAAAACGACAATTCGCGAATTTTCTGACGTACCGGTCCTACTTAGCTGTAAGCGTATGCGCCTATCTGAGTTTATCGAGCGAAATATGGAGCCCATCTTGGCGGAATGGGAGGCGTTTGCTGCAACGTACCTTAAATCCGCAAAAAGAATGGAGTCGTTACCGTTGCGAGACCACGCCCCTCAAATTCTTGCTGCTATCGCTGAGGATCTACGGACCGCCCAAACAACCCAAGTCCAGACAGCCAAATCTAAAGGCCAGGCACCGGTGGTCTTTGGTGCACCAGAGACCGCAGCACAGACGCATGCGATCCTACGTGCCGAAAGCGGTTTCGATATAAACGAACTTGCCTCGGAATATCGAGCACTACGGGCTAGCGTGCTTCGCCTCTGGTCCACAAGCTCCGTGTCCGATTCTGTCGATTTCGAGGACCTCATACGCTTCAACGAGGCCGTTGATCAGGCGCTTGCTGAATCGGTCGCCTTCTTTCACACCAAAGTGGAGCAGTCCCGCAACTTGGTTCTGGGAATGCTCGGGCATGATCTACGAACCCCGCTTCATACGATTCAGATGACTTCAACCTATCTGGTGGCGCTTAATGCGGGAGAAAAGGTTTCCCTAGCTGCAGGTCGCCTCATGAGAAGCGGAGCTCGGATGAAAGCGCTTCTAGACGATTTACTTGACTTCAATCGAAGCAACCTTGGTTTAGGTATTGCGATAGATCCGTCGCACTGCGACATGGCGGCCCTATTCCAAGACGAGATCGATGAACTCCGCACTGCATTTCCTGGGCGAACAATCGACCTTACGATCGTTGGCAATCCTATGGGCGTCTGGGATGGGCGTCGCCTGCAACAGGTACTGGCGAATCTGGTTACGAACGCGCTTGACTACGGAACTCCCAATACTACCGTGCGAGTTCAGATGAGAGCTGACGCTACTGCGCTTCGATTCAAAGTCATTAATAGCGGCCCATGTTTGGACCAGTCGACCTTGGGCTTTATATTTGAACCAATGAAACGCGCGGCAAAACGAAAAGCCGGCGATGGTAATCTAGGACTCGGACTCTATATCGTTCGTGAGATAGTCAAAGCGCACAACGGCGAAGTTCAAGTCAGTTCCACTGAAAAGGAGACTATCTTTGCCGTTTGGTTGCCTCGAAACGTTAAGGCTTCGGTTACGTTTTAATATTAAATTCGATCCTCGGCGTTTTCTTATCGTACCGCTTCCGCACCACCACATCCGTAATCTGTGAGTGAACCGCCCCGGGTTCTGTGGAGGCTGTTTAGGTTAAGTCAGGCCGCTTCCGCGAGTGGCCGTGCGAGTTCCCGATAATAGTTTGCTTCGGCTTCCGCAGGTGGGATATAGCCGATAGGCGCTAACAGCCGAGTGGTGTTGAACCAGGAGACCCATTCCAGCGTGGCGAACTCGACAGCCTCCATGGTCTTCCAAGGCGCGCGGCGGTGGATAAGTTCGGCCTTGTAGAGGCCGTTGATGGTCTCTGCCAGCGCATTATCGTAGCTGTCGCCTTTGCTGCCCACCGAGGGCTCGACGCCGGCTTCCGCCAAGCGTTCGCTGTAACGGATCGAGACGTACTGCGTTCCTCGGTCGCTGTGATGGATCAATCGGCTATCTCGCTCTGGCTGTCGCGCATAGAGCGCTTGTTCCAATGCATCGAGGACGAAGTCGGTACGCATCGATCGGCTCACACGCCAGCCAACAATACGACGGGCAAATACGTCAACGACGAAGGCCACGTAGAGCCAGCCTTGCCAGGTCGAGACATACGTGAAGTCCGCCACCCAGAGCTGGTTCGGCCGCTCGGCCCGGAACTGTCGATGGACCTTATCCAGCGGGCAAGCTGCCTTGTTGTCGCTGAACGTTGTGCGGACGACCTTGCCGCGCCTCACGCCGCGCAATCCCTGCTGTCGCATCAGTCGCTCGACCGTACAACGCGCGACCGGGCTTCCCTCGCGCCCCAACTGATGCCAGACCTTATCGGCTCCGTAGACCTGCAAGTTGGCGTCCCAGACACGCTCGATCTCAGACATCAATGTTTCGTCGCGCTTGGCGCGGGCACAGCGCTTGTCGGGATCTCGCAGCCGCGCAGCATGTCGTCGATATCCTGACGGGGCAATCTGCAACACCGTGCAGAGCGGCTCGACCCCATGAACGTCGCGATGTTGGTCGATGAAGTTCATCATGACTTGAGTCGGCGGTCGAGCTCCGCCTGGGCGAAAAACGCGCTGGCCAGTTTCAAGATCTCGTTGGCTCTGCGCAGCTCTTTGACTTCGCGCTCAAGATCTTTGACGCGTTGCGCCTCGGCCGTGGTCACACCACCGCGGACGCCGGTATCTACCTCGTGGCGTTTCACCCAATCCAGCAGCGTTTGTGGCACGCAGCCAATCTTCGGGGCAATCGACTCCACGGCGGCCCACAGCGAGGGATATTCCCCGCGATGCTCCTGTACCAGGCGCACAGCGCGTTCACGAACTTCGGGGGCAAACTTGTTTGGTTTGTTCATAGCTCCATCTTCTCAGGTGTTGGAGCCTCCACGAAACCCGGGGCGATTCATATTGTCGAATAGCTTATTCATGTGAAGAATCTTCTGAACTAGTAATCTCCTCTGTTGGCGCGAGCTTGATACGTTCGGTCAAGTCGGCCTTTGATCCCGCTGTTGAAAGACCCATGGCTTTTGCAGCATCTTTGAGCTGTGCAAGCGACATGTCTTCAATAGCAATTTCCTCGACAACCTGTTCATCTACCACTGCAACATCGCGTAGTGCAATGAGGTCATCGCCGTAGCGAGTAGCGTCCGTTTCTGACATAGAAACGGTCGCTCCTCGTTCGACTCGACTCCCTCGAATACTTAACGCGCATCTAGTAATGTAATCCATAATGAATGGGTGTTAATTACTAAGCTGCTGCGGTCTTGAGTACAACTGCTGCTGCTGGTAGTTGGATACCGAGAGCATGACGATGAGTCATACGGATCGCAGTTTGATTTGCTCGGAATACAGACTTACCACCAACGGTAGCTGAGTCTGACTTTGCAATTTCTACTGGGCCACGGTCTCCCCATGCAAGCGCGAGCTTGAGGTTTCCAAATACACCGAACTTCGTTGAAATCGCAGAAGCTGAGTACGCTGGAAGTACATCAGTCGTGTAAACAGGGTATCCGAGGATTACTCCTACTGGTTGAATACCATTTTCACGCTTGAAGATTTGCAACTGACTTTGACTGTAGTCATACACGTCAGTACTTCGTGATCGGATCTTCGCCCACACAGTTCGGTGGAAGTAGAACGCTGCATCGTTAAGTGCTGCGGTAGGCAAACTACCGATTGCTGTGGACGCTTCGTCGATACTTACATCCTCGAAACCGGTTGCGCCAGTTCCAAGTGTTTGGACAGTTACATCATCAGATCCAAGAAGACCGATGAATGGTGAACCTGCGTAGGTTCCTCCTACGAATCCTTCTCGGTCAAGACGGTATGCCATTCCCTCTGCTGCAAGAGAAAGGAGCCAATCTGCAACACCTACCTTCGCATCTGCGAGGAGAGTGTTACCGATTCGGAAGATAGTCATCCATGTCTTAACATTGAGACGGACTACACCGAGATCGTTTTGTGTCTCATCTCCCTCATCATCTTCTCCGACATACTCACCCTGCATTGCAGAACCAGTGTATCGAGGAATTTCAAGAGTTTCGCTACCCATTTCCCATCGGCGAGCGTCTCGTGGGATGATTCCCACTGTCTCAGCGATGCGGAGGATTCCCGCGTGAAGTTCGACAGGTACAACGTATCCGCCAGCCTGATCGCTACTTTCCAAGTACGCGGCCTTTTCACCACGTGCAATCGCGCGAATGTCTTGAACGAACGCGATTTTAGTCTCGTCCGTAAGTCCAGTAATATCCCGACCTGTGAGCTGTCGCTCAAGGCGAAGTGCCTTTACAGACTTTTCAACCTGCGCAGTTACTTCAGGACCAACGATCTCACGAAGGTTTTTCTCGATAGATGCGTCGACCGCACCCATGAGCTCCTTCTTTAGAGCTTCATCCATAAATAAGTAAAATTAAATGCCGACTACCTCCCTTGAGCCTTAATAGCTCGGCGCGCTTCGGCTAATACGTCGCCTAGTACGGTTGATGCGTCTTGAATGAGCTTGCGCTTCTCAGAAAACTCTAAAAAGCCTTTCTCGTCCTCGACTTCATCTTCCGGCTCGTCACCACCCTCCGGTTCCTGGTCACCGACCAGCGCCTCTAAGGCAGCAACTAAGCCCTTTGCCTGTGCAATAACGGGTTGAATCGCTTTAGTATTAAAATTCTTCTCCTCCACCGGCTCCTCAATCGTTGCTGGGACTTCCGGTTCCTCTTCGGTCTTTACTTCGTCCGGCACATCCTCGCCGTCCTTCTCCTCGATCGTAAAGAAGCCTTTTGTGACCATCTCGTTGACTGAGACATCATTCTTCATTGCGAGGGCGAGTGCGTATGGGTTAGCCGGGACCGACACGAAAGAGAACTCTAGGAGCTCCGCCTTCGTAATGAGGTTGCCCTCGTATTCCTTCGCGATGAATCCTACTGAAGTAGCACGGACAATCCCAAGGTCATACAGCTTGCGGATCTCCTGCGCGTGCGCGTGTGGTGCGAACCGGCCAGTAGCTACAAGCTTGCCGTCATTAACGTCAATCGTGTTCGCATAACCAATAGGGAGTAGCTTGTGGTCATGAGCCCAAAGAACGATAGGGTTCTTCTTGTAGTGCTCAAGCTCCCAGCCATCCATCTTGATGACTTCTTGGTAGCGGTCGATATTCTCAGTTGAGATAACAACAGAGAATGACCCGAGGTCGCTGTCGCTTGCTTTCGTAGTCTCATCGAGGACCGACTTAACGTCATCGCTCTCAATCCAGCTTCGTATATCGTTCGCGATCTCTTGGGTAAGTTGCTTCATTGAAAATGATTATTACACGCGCTATTCCACATGCAGATTAACTAATATCGCTCTCCTCCGGCCTTATGAGGCATCGGCAGTTCGTATGGAGTGGTGGCACGTCTATGGCACGGTAGGTAGTCTTAAGCGTCCCTCCGTCCCTGCCCTGCACCTCAGTACCCTTATTGAAGAACACCTCGGTAATGCCGATCACCTTGCCGTCCATGGGACCGCAGTACTCGCACACCTTCTCATCCTCGGCCGTATACCACCGGATCGTCTTCACAATCCCGCTTTGTCGGTATGCCTCCCTGCTCCCCTCATTGGCGATATAGACCGACTCTGTACGCGCTACCGCAAGCGCACGGACCTCATTTGCGTACTCATAGACCGATTTAACTCGCTCCGCGAGCTGTGACACGCTGTCACCCGCTGAGATACCATCATTGAGCACCTTCTTGAGATG